CCAGGTACTTGGCCAGCGTGCGCTTGCGGGTGATCTTCGCGCCGACCAGGTCCTGGTAGCTCAGCACGAGCGCCGTGATCGAGCCGGTCACGTTGGCCACGCGAAGCCGAGGACGCGGCACCTGGCCGTTGCCGTTCAGCTCGAAGCCCTCGACCTGGATCGGGAACGGCTCGTAGGCGTTGCCCTGCCAGACGACCCGCTGCAGCAGCGCGTTGGTGCCGGCATGAAAGCGCACCGGACCCTGGCCGAAAAGGGATAGGTCCAGCACGAACAGCTCGATCACCGCGCTGGGCGCGAGCTTCTGGATTTCGGAGGTGATCGCTTGCGACGTCATGACAGATCGAACACCTGCTTGAAGGTTGCGCGCACCGTCTCGACGTTGGGCTCGTCGACCGTCCTGCCCCACTCTTCGCACGTGAACTTTCCGACCGTGCCGGCGGGCGAAGTCCAGTCGAAGGCCTGCACCGCGCCGCGCGCGCGCAGGAAGGCGTCGATCGCGGCAGCGTCGGCCGTCGTGCGGCCACGGAACTCAAGCGACCAGACCTCGGGCTGCGTGTTGATGCCGAAGGCCAGGCGCTGCTCGTATCCGTCGCCGAAGGCCACGCGGCGCACGTTGGGCCGCATGGCCACTTGAGCGCCGATGGATGGTGTCCAGGTGAACGTCGCCATTACGCGGCCCTCCGGGCGTCGAGCAGGCCGCCAGCGCGCTTCTGCGCCAGCAGCTCCTGTCGCACGGCGCTGGCGATCGCCTTGCCGAGGTCACGGCCGCCAGCGTCGTCGCCGCTGGTGGATGCGCCAGCATCGGAGACGCTCACCGAAATGTTGAACACGTCGCCGCCGGCAGCGCCGCCGGACATGGTCACAGGGATCGTGCGTCCGTCAGGCAGCGGCACGTAGGCCTCGGGCTTGGAGCCTTCGCCGAACACGGCCACCTGGGGCGAGCTGGCGATGCCGCCGGTGGCATATCCGCGCAGCGGCAGCGGGCCGTCCGACGTCATCACGCCGCCGTCAGCGAACCCGAAAAAGCTGCTCATGGCTTTGGCCAGGGGCAGCGTGATCGCGCGCTGAATCTGGATGCGGATCAGGTCCGAAATGATCGAGTTGGCCAGCGAACGGAAGTCCAGCTTGCCGGTCATCACGAAGTCGACCAAGGCGTCGGTCATGCCGTTGAAGGCCCGCACGGTCGCCGACTCCATCTGCTTGCCGATCTGCTCGGCTTCCTCGGCCACGGCACGCAGGCCCTTGGCAAAGCCGGCCTCGGGGTCGGAGAGCTCCTTGGCGCGCTGGGTAAGCAGCGTTGCGCCGTCGGCTGCCTGGCGCGCGGCTTCCTCGATCTTTTTGAGGGCGTCCGCCAGCTTTTCGTTGCCCGGTGCGGCCTCGGCCAGCTCGCGGGCCTGCTGCGCCAGCGTGGCCAGCTGGTTGGCGCTCTCCTGGCGCGCGGTGGCCAGGCGACGCAGCGAGTCGAGTTCGCTGATCGCGCCGGTCTCGCGCAGCGTCTTGATCTGCTCTTCGATGGCGCGCAGCTCGTTCTGGCCACGCGCAGCCTGCTCTTGCAAATCCTTGAGCGTCTCGCCTGGAAGGCGGATTTCCCGCTCCAGGTTCGACTGCTGGGCGTCGCGCTCCAGCTTCTGGCGCTTGAGGGTGATCTCGGCCAGCTTGTCCTGGAGCTTGAGCTTGTCCTGCGTGGTCTTGGCCACCGTGTCGAGGCCTCGGCGCAGGATCGCCTCTTCATCGGCAAACACGGCACGCAGCTTCTCGGTGAAGTCCTCCTGCGCTGCCAGGCGGGCCTCGCTCGCATCCTTGAAGCTCAGGTAGCCCTGGCTTTCGTAGAGGTCGATGATCCGCTGGCGGTCCTTGAGGATGCCGCTCTCGACGTCGACCATGCCTTGCAGGCGCTTTAGGTCGCTCTCAATGCCGGCCATCGCGTTGGCGGTGACCGCACTGGTGGCGGTGCTGTAGTTCAGGCGCTTGCGCGGCTGCGCGGCCTCGGTCACCGCGTTGGCGGCGTCCGTGCCCTTGCGAATGTCCTCGAAGCGCTTGGTCACCGCGTCGGCCAGCAGGGGCATCTCCCACAGGTCGACGTAATTCTGGTTGGCCTGCTCGACGATGGCGTTGCGCTTGTCCAGCGCGGCCTTCAAGCGGGCGCGGTTCTCTTCCGAGAATGGGTTCAGGCCCTTGCCGCCGGCCAGGAAGGTGCCGGCCAGCTCAATGTCTGCCCAGACGGCCTGGAAGCTACCGACCACGGACTTCACCGTGTTGCCGATCGCGCGCAGCGAGTCGATCACCACGGCGATCGCGTAGGCGGTCTTTTCTGCCCAGGTGGTGAGCGTGCCCTCGGTACGCAGGCGCTGGATGCCTTCGACCGCGTTGTCGGTGCCAAAGAGGACGTTCTTCAGCTCCTTTGCCAGCACTGTCATCGACGGAATCGCGGCGGTGACCAGGGTCTGCGCGACAAAGTTGTGCTCGGCCTTCATGCGGGCCAGGGCCTTGGAGGCGTTGTCGGCTTCCTCGATCTGCTGCGCCGTGAGCCGAATGTTCAGATCCTGGTTCTCGGCGAGGTCCTTCAAGAACGGCAGCATGGTCGCGCCGGACTTGCCGAACAGCTCCATGGCGATCGCCGTCTTGCCAGCGCCGTCCTCGAACTCGGCTAGCTTGAGGGCGACGTCGTTCATGACCTCAGCAGGGTCGCGCAGGTTGCCGCTTGCGTCCTTGGCACGGATGCCCAAGAACTGGAGCGCCTTCGTTGCGCCGGCCGTCTCGTCATCCACACCGGCCAGGCCCTTCGAGAGCTTGGCCAGGCTGCCGCCGATCGCGTCCATGGCCGTGCCAGAGATGGTGGCCACCGGTGCGAACCCGGACAGCGCCGCAGCGCTCGCGCCGGTCTGCTCGGCCAGGCCTTGCAGGGCTGCGGACGCTTCGAGGGTCTGCGTCACGAAGTCGCGCAGCGCTGCGACCGAGGTCGCACCGATCACGACGGCGAACGCGGTCTTGGCGACACTGGCGACCTGCTGGAGCGACGCCTTCATCTCGTTGGCGTGCTTGTCGAGCATGCGCGCACTGCGGCCGAGGTCGGCTTGAAACTCCGACGTCTCCGCTGCGAGCTTGACGACAAGGGAACCAATGTCAGCCATTCTTCTTGACCCTATGAGAGAACATCGCCTTGAACTTGGCGACGTTCAGTTGTGTTTCGTCCTTCGGTGGCTGCTTGTCCACGAAGGGCATGAAGTCCTCCGGCGTGAAGGGCTTGGAGTCCTTCGCGCGGTTGGCGTTGGCGAATGTCGAGGCGACGATCCCGGACCGGAAGTCGGCCCGGAAGTCCCCGAACGGTTCGAGCTGGTAGAAGGCCATCCACTCGGTCAGCTCGTCCGAGCCGATGCGCCCGAGCAGCTCGCGCACCGGTAGCCCGAGCGCAAGCGCGAGCCGGAACACGAACCGCCGGGCGGGATTGGCCGTCAGGCTTTTTTTGCGGCTTCGACCTGCTCGGTACCGATGCCGTTGAGGCGCTGCGCGACGCTGAACACGCGGTCCAGCGCGCGTGCGCTTTTCTTGCCCAGGGCTGCGACTTCTGCGTCGTCGAACAGGCGGTCGCCGGTCTCGGTGCACAGCGTGAGCGACACCAGGCGAGCGCGCACGTTTTCCATGCGGCCCTCCTTGCCGATCAGGCTTGCCTCGAAGGCGTCACGGTCTGCGCCAGTCATGGTGCGGACGAACACGTCGCCGCCCCACTCGGGCACGTTCACCAGCTCGCGCGGCAGGTCGTCAGCCGCGAGGATCGCTTCTTTGGTCAGGATGCCCATGCGGATCAAGCCTCGGTGATGTCGCCATCGATCTCGATGGTGACGCTGGCTTCGACCACGGCATCGACGCCGCCCTGCACGCTGAACTGCGTCACGTAGCCGTAGAAGGTCCAGGTGGCGGGCGTTGCGTCGGTGAAGGTGATCTTGAACTGGCGACGGGTGCGGTTGGCGCGGTCAGTGCGCAGGCCCTGGTGCACGGTGTCGTCGGGGTTGAAGTGCAGGCTCAGCGAGAGCTGGCCCTCGTCACGCAGGCCGACGCGCTTTTCCTTCGAGGTCGAGGAAAGGTTCGTCACGTCGATCACGGACGCCTGGCCGCCAGGACCCTGGAAGGACACGACGTTGGGGATGGTTTCAAAGGCCGAAGCCCCGAAGCGGGCGATGGTGATGCCCTGTGCGGTGATTGCAGTGCTAGACATGCTGGTTTCTCCAAAAAAACGCCCCGCAGGGCAGCACACCTATCGGTGGTAGGTGTAATCCACGGCCACCCGGTAGAGCCGGGTTTCCTCTTCGAAATCGGTCAGCACCATGCGCACTTCGGCGACGGTGCTCTTGCTGGCCACGATCGCGTCGCGGACCTGGTCCTGGAGCGCGATGGCCTCGGCGTAGGTCCGGGCGTAGGCGTCGACCTGCACGCGCACGCGCTGCAAGCCGTGCAGCCCGTTCATGCCGACGATGTGCTCCTGGTCGACCGGCGTGTAGACCAGCGCCGGGTAGTCGACGCCCTGGGGCGCGACCAGTGGATAGACACGGCCAGAGGCCAGCGTCTTGATGGCGTTGTAGAAGTCCTGCATCAGGGCCTCCGCAGTTTTGCCACTTCGGCCTCGATGCGCTTTGCCAGGCGCTCGCGGATCATCTGCGTGGCCTCGTTGCGCTTGGCTTCGAGAGCCGGACGCAGGAACGGGCGCGCGCGCATCTTGCGAGTGCCGAATTCGACGAAGCGCCAGTAGTACGGGTCCTGGTCCTTGCGGGCCTTGCCCGAGCGGCGCACGCCCACGACCGATTCGGCGCGGGCCTGCTTCTGCTGCTGCGGGTTGCTCATGACCCGGATTCGGCTGCGCACCAGGCCGGAGTCGACAGGCACGCGTGACTTCGCCTCCTTGGCCACGATGCGAGCACCGGCGGCGACAGCAGCCCGCAGCGGGCGACCGCGCACGGACGCCGGCAGCAGCTCGCGCAGGGCCTTGTCCAGCTCGGCCAGGCCTTCGACCTTCACCGTCACCTTCATGCGGCCCTCTCGTTTCTGTCCAGGCGCTTGGCCAGCACTTCGATGCCGGCCTTGCGGCCGATCGAGATGAGCTGCACCGGCTCGTATTGATGACCGTCCCACTGGAGACGGTCGGCATATGTCAGATCGGTCCAGCGCAGGCGAAAGCGCGTGGTGATCTCGATCTGCTTGGCGTTGGCCTCGGTGAACTCGCGAGAGCGCATCTCCTGCGCTTCGGCCCACACGGTGGCCAGCGTTGACCAGGTCGTGATCGGCTGGCCGAGGCCGTCCTGGGCGGTAGTCTTGCGCAGGATTTCCACGCGCTTGTCGAGTGCTCCGGCGCGCATCAGGCCCACGTCCTGAATGGGTCGAGCAGTCGGCCGACAAACGGCAGCGGCTCAAGTTGCTGCATCGAAGCCGCCTCGCGGTTCGCGTACCAGTAGCCGACGTTCAACAGCAGCCACTGGCGAATGCCAACAGGCACATCGGCCGGCGAAGCGCCGTAGCCGGGCTGGTCGCCGCGTGTGATCAGGGCGCGTTGCAGCTCGTGCTCGGCGGCCTGCGTGGCGGCGAGGATGAGGTTGTTGATCAGCCCGTCCTCGTCTGCGTGTTCGACGCGCAGATGCACCTTGGCATCGGCCAGCGTGACCGCAGGCACAGCAGTGGCGGTGTTGACGGGCATGACTTACTTCTTCTTCCGTGCAGGCGATGCGGTCTGCTCGACTGCGGTTTCGGTCACGACCTCCGCAGGTGCGGCGGCCTTCTCCAGGTACTCGGCGCAGCCCAGGTCCTCCACCACATGGCGGGCAAAGCTGGGATCGCAGGCGATCACATCGCCAGGGCCGCAATTCCCGTAGGCGGGGCTCACGACCAGTTGTTTGAACTTCACTCGGATGGCGTTCATCTCTGACTCCTGAAATGAAAAGGCCCCACCCGTCAGGGCAGGGCCTTCTCGTTGGCGTTGGCCTGATTAGGCCGGGGTCAGGTCACCACCGCGAAGAGAGGCAGGACGCTCCACGGTCAGGGCCAGGCGACGCTCAGCGCGCACCGTCACCAGGTTCTTGGTGAAGTTGTCGCTGTCGGACTCGGACAGCTCGACCACCACGCCCTCGCGGTTGTGGATGGTGGCTGCCATGTCGAACGCACCGACCATGAAGGAGTCGGCGGTGATCGCGTTGGACTGGATCACCGGCAGGCCCCACAGGGACGGAGCAGCGCCGTTGGCCGGGTCGCCGATGATGTAGCGGCCTTGGCTGTCCTTGAGCAGCTCGATGGCAGCCCAGTCGACAGGGTTCAGCAGCACGGCGGTGGCCGGGAAGTCGGCGGTCATGCAGTCGGCGATGGCCTTGCGGATCAGGTCCAGGCGCGTGGCACCAGCACCCAGGGCGGCTGCGGTGTAGCCGTGGGCGGTGTAGTTGCCCGACTTGAACAGGCCGGCGATGTTGGGCGACGTGCCGTCACCGTTCACCAGCTGGTTCTCGACGCGCAGGTTCACGCCGTAGGTCATGCGCAGGTTGATGTACGCGGCCAGGGCTGCGTTGTCGGCAGCCAGCTGACGCGAAATCTTGATCCAGTGCGCGACCGTGCTCACGGGCATGTTTTGCAGCGTGAAGGTGATCGAGGTTTCCGGCTTCTGGCCAGCTTCGGCGGTTTCTGCCGCGTTGTTGGTGAACACGTTCTCGCGGGTGTACTCGATCGCGTTCGAGCTGGTGGGCAGCGCGGTCATGATCGATTCCAGCGTGAGCGTGCGGAACGCACCGGCCACGACGCCAGGCTTGCGATCCGGTGCCACAGTGGCATCGGAGCCGGTCACGGTGTTCTTCACCTCGACGCGGGCCTTCTGGGCCGAGCCACCAGCGAACGCTTTGTAGGCGTCGCTCTTGGTGAACTGCTGGCCCCAGGTGTCGGCCTTGTTGTCGTCCTTGCTGCCGGCCAGGCCTTTCTGCTCCAAGGCCAGGAGGCGGTCAGCGAACTCGCGCTGCTTGACGCCCAGGCCTTCGATGGCAGACAGGGTGTCCTGCGATGCCTTGCCGTTGACCTTGGCTTCTGCCTCGGCCTTGTCGCTGAATTCCTTCAGCTTTGCTTCGACGCCGGTGATGGCGTCCAGAACTTGCTTGAGTTCCATGGTGTGGTCCTTTCTGGGAATGGTTTCAGGTGGTCGACGCTGCGGGGAGCTGGAAGCCGCGAATGCGGTTCAACACCTCCTCGATTGCCTTCGCTTCGGTGCTCGTGCCAGGTTCCCCCTCGGCAAAAATCACCTTTGCGCGGCTGACAAGCGCCAACGTCAGCCCTTTACTGAGGCCGCCTGCATCCCGCAGGAAGCGCTCGAAATCGCGGACAGAGTCCAGATCGTTCACGTGATCCAGCAACAGCTCGTCGGCCTTGACGCTGGTTGCATCCACACGCGCGGCCGAATCTGCCGGGAAGGTCACGACGGACACTTCGACCAGGCTGGACACCTTGTTGATGATTCGGCCGGTCTCGGTTTCCTCGAAGTCGCCCTTCTTGAGGTAGTAGCCAATCGAGAGACCGTCGACGGTGCCGTGCTTGAGCGCGGCGTGCACGTCCTCTGCCTGGCGGTTGCCCATGGTCAGCTCGCCCTCGACGAACAGGCCATGGTCGTCCTCGCTGGCCTTAATCCACTTGCCGATCGGCAGGCTGTACATGTTGTGGTTGAAGAACATCTTCGGCTTGCCGTTGTTGCGCAGCGTCGATGCGTAGGCCCCACGGATGATCGTGTCGCCGTAGCTGTCGACGCCACCGAACACGGAGGCATATCCAGAGAACCGGCCGGTGTCGCCGTCGAATTTCATGTCGACGTCGCTCAGTTGCAGGGTTTTCTTGAACATCGCTCTTCCTCTCTTACTGTTGAACCGGGTCGGGTGCGACCGTCCCGGCTTGCTTGGTCTTTCCGAGCATGTCGATCGGCACCAGGTTGACCTGTGCGGTCAGCACGTCACCACCAGCGATCGGCGGGTCGTTTTCGAGCTGGCGGCATTCGTTGCGGGTCTTGAGGCCGTTCTGCACGGCCTTTGCGTAGACCTCCATGCGGTCCTTGATGTTGGCGCGCAGGAGGCCGTCGAAATTCCACTCGACGCTGTAGCGGGCACGTTGCGCAGGGGTCAGCACGCGCTTGCGGAGGGCTTGTTCAATGCTCACGAGTGCCGGTCGCACGGTGAACTTGAAGAAGCCGTCGATGATCTGCTCGATGCCCGAGCCCCACGCGGTCGTGTTCGAGTGGTTGATCAGCACGGCTGGGACACCGAACCAGCGGCCGATTTCCTCGACGCCGTACTTGCGGGTTTCGAGCAGCTGCGTGTCCTGGGGCGTCAGCGAGAGCTGCTCGTACTTCATGTTCGCCTCCAGCACGTACAGGCGGCTGGCGCTGCCTTCGGCCATGCCAACGAAGCGCTCTTTGATTGCCTTGCGCTGCTCCGCGTTGAGCACGCTGTCGATCATCAGAACGCCGGTGGGCTTTCCGCCGTTGGCGAACAGCGCGTTGGCTGCGGTCTGTGCGTTGGCCAGCTCGCTTGTGGTGGCGCGCATGTAGTCCAGACGAGACAGACCGAAGGTGCCGTTTCCGAGGTCTTTCAGGTGCAGGACGTTCTGCTCGCCGAGCACCTGGCGGTCGTTGCCGATGCTGTAGATGTAGACCACCGAGCCGTCATCGAGAACTTCGACGGCCACTTGGTCGGCGGACATTGGCCACAGCGAAATCGCGTCGCCATTGGCGTTGCGATCGATGCGCGCGTATGCGTTGCCGCGCAGCATCAGGTTGAGCAGCATGGCCACCCAGAACTCCATGGGCGTCATGCGGCGATTCGGGCTGTCGTGCAGGAGCTGCCACAGCATCGACTCGCGGGCGAGCGTGCGCTTGCCGCCGCTCCCTTCGAACACGAACAGGGGCAGGCTTGCGATCGTGCGCGACAGCAGGTCGACGCAGGCCCAGACGGCGCTTATTTGAAGAGCGCCATCGGTGTGGAGTGAGGCTGTGCCAGCGACCAGCGAACCCGTAGGTGCGCCCGTCTGCTTGCCAGCGCGGTCGCCCAGGGCACCGCCCCAGCCAAACCAGCCAAGCAGCGCGGAAACGTACTTATTCATCCGATGATCGGGTCCATTAAAAAGTCGTCGATGTTCTGCTGTGGCTCGGTGTTAGCGAGCGCACGGCCTAACGCCATGATCAAGGCGACCACCCCGTCGATCTTGTTCTCGGGGCGCTCCTTGCGCGGGTAAATGTTGTCCTTGGCGTCCATGTGCGCGACGACGTTGGACATCATCCAAGCGAGCACCGGATCGCCGTTGTGGTGGAGCCGACCTTGCAGCACGAGCGCTTCGAGCTGCTTCATCGGCTCCGAAAAGTTCAGCACCGTTGGCCGCATCTCGACCATCGGCACACCTTGCGCCGCCATCCGTGTCGACAGCTGCGTCGCCTGGAACGGGTCGTAAGGCACCTCGCGCACCTCAAAGCGCGAGCAGTCCGCGAGCAGGTCCTGCTCGATGACGTCGAAGTCGATCACCGCGCCATCGGTCACGGTGAGCAGCCCCATGTGCTCCCAGCCCTGGTACTGCGAGTTCTCGCCGCGCTCCACGGTGTCGCGTGGCAGGTAGTACTGCCCGAACACGTAGTAGTGCGGCTTGCCGTCGATCGTCCGCTCGTGCAGCGCGACCTTTGCGGCGATGTCGACCTTGCTGGCCAGGTCCAGCGCCACATAGGTGGGCTCGCCTGCGAACTGCTCCGGGTCGAGCGTCGGGTCCTTGCAGGCATCCCAGGCCCGCATGTCCATCCATGCCGTGTCCGCGTTCACCCACTCGTTGAGGTGCTTCGTCTTGAAGTTGTTCGCGGCGCTCGGCATCGTCATCGCCTTGGCCTGGAGCGGCAGCAGCACCTCCGGCATGACCGAGATGCCCCAATTGGGGTTCACCTTGATGAGGGCCTCCTCGGTCGTCCAGTCGTCCTCTTCGTCGAGGCCGTAGACGATGCCGAACTGGCTCTCGTCCTTGGCCGCGCCCGCGAGGACCTTGATCACGAAGCCGCGCACCTCGTAGCAGATGCCGGCCCTGTTGCTTCCCGCCGTGGTAATCACCCACAGCAGGGACTGCGCGCGCTTGCCGATCGAGGTCTCGACCACGTCGTAGACCGCCCGGGTCTTGTGCGCGTGCAGCTCGTCGACGCACGCGAAGTGCGTGTTCAGGCCGTCCAGCGTCGAACCTTCGGCCGAAAGCGCCTCGAACTTCGAGGCGGTGCGCAGCACGTTGATGTTGTGCGCGTTGACTTCGACGCCGAAGTGTGATCGCAGCCCGGCGGTGCGCCTGGCCATGTTCTGGGCATCCCCGAACACGATCTTGGCCTGGTCGCGCGTCGTGGCGAAGCTGTAGACCTCCGCGCCGCCCTCGTTGTCCGCGCACAGCATGTAGAGGCCGACGCCGGAGGACAGCGCCGACTTACCGTTGCCGCGCGGGACCTCGATGTAGACCCGGCGAAAGCGCCGTGTGCCGTCTGCCTTCACCCAGCCGAACACCGTCGTCAGGATGAAAACCTGCCAGGGCTCCAGGATGATCGGCTCGCCGGCCTTCGGTCCCTTGATGTGCGGCAGCAGCTCAATGAAGCGGCAGACCTTGTTGGCGCGCGCCGTGTCGAACCGGTACGCGGACCCCTTCGCCTTCCAGCGCTTGAGGTCCTCGATCTGCCTCTTGCACGCGGCCTTTACGAACCGGCCGGCGGGAATCTTCCCGGCGACGACGTCCTTGGCGTACCGCTGTGCAATGGCGCAAAAATCACGCGTCATCCCTCGGCGGCCAACTTGGCCCAAGGATCGTCGCCGACCAGCTCTTCGGCGACCACGATGCGCGAGCGCGAGGCGGGCGTGAAGCCCATCTCGGCCGCCGCTTTCAGCATGATCTGCGCCTGCTTGTTCATGTTGGCCATGTACGGGTTCATGACCGGGTAGCCGCTGGGCGACTTGATGATCTGCCCGGTGGTGGCCACCTTCTGCGCGGCCTCGCGGTGGAACACGCTGGCCACGACCCACACCTCCAGCACCGACAGGTCCAGCATCTTCAGCAGGCCCTTGGGCGCGTTGGCGATCGCGTAGTCCCAGACCTCGCGCTGCGCGTCCGTGAAGTGAACCGGCGCGGCTGTCAGGTCACCAGACGGCTTCGGCTCGCGTGCGTTCGCGCGGTCCTTGCGGAACGTGCCCTGCACGACCTTAAGCTGCGTCGGCTTCGGCTTCCGTCCTGCCATACGCAACCTCGTCAAAACTGCGGCCGTCGCCCACGAGCGTGGCCTTCTTGCCGGTGTAGGCCTGCCAGCGTCGGACGATCACGTCGACGTAGCGGCCCTGCATTTCCATCGAGTAGCAGACCCTGCCGGACTTCTCCGCGCCCATCAGGGTCGCCCCACTTCCACCGAACGGCTCGACGCACAGCCCATCGGCCGGCAGCGCGGACTTGATCGCGCGCTCCATCATGGCCACCGGCTTCGGCGTCGCGTGTCCGTGGCGTTCGTCGCCGGTCACCCGCGAGAACTCCCAGACGTCGCGCATCACGTCGTGCGCGTTGTCAAAGTAGCTCCGCGTTCCGTCGAGCTTGCCGTTGATGACTTCCCGGCCTGCGCCCTTGACGCGGTCCCACTCGGACTTCAATTCGGACCAGGGCCTGGCGAAACGTCCCGAGTACTCGGCGGCCAGCGCCCGGTAGTGCTTCTCCGGGATCAGCGTGAACTGCGAGCGCGTGAACCAGTGCGAGTACATCCCGCAGCCGCAGACGCGCTTGATGTCCCCAGGCTTGATGCCTGCGGCCTTCGCTTCGCCTTCCATGTACGCGCGGACAGGCTCCCAGGTCTCCGGGAAGTCGTCGGCGTTGATGTTGCCCAGGAACTGGTTCCCGAACTGGAAGAACAGACACCGCTCGGAGGCGATCGGGTACTGCGTCAGGTCAGGCGACGCCATGCCCGGGATGCTCTTTTTGTCCCAGACGATCTCGTTTCGAAGTTCGAACTTCTCGGTCCGTTCCAGGCCTGCGACGTACCAAAGTCGCCAAAGGTCGGCGGCGTTGCCCCAGATGTAGGCGCTGGCGTTGTCGGCCAGGTACGGGCGGAAAGCGCCCCACCAGTCCATCTGGAAGCGGTCCAGCTCTTCCCGGTACAGGTTGTCGTTGGCGACCCCATCCGCTTCCTTGCCCATGCCATACGGCGGGTCGGCGTGCAGCAGGAGCGCCTTCGCGCCGTCCATCAGCTTCTCGACGTCCGAGGCGCTGGTGCTGTCGCCACACATCACGCGATGCGGGCCGAGTTGCCAGACGTCACCGGTCACCGAGACGGGCTCGGCCTGGACCTCGGGGATTTCGTCCTCGTCGGTCAGGCCCTCCTGGTCCTCAGCGTCCTTTTCGGCGAGCAGGTCGGTCAGCTCTTCGTCGGAGAAGCCGATCAGGCTCAGGTCCGCGCCCAGGTCTTGCAGCTCGGACAGCTCCAGGGCCAGCAGCTCCTGATCCCATCCAGCGTTCAGCGCCAGCTTGTTGTCGGCCAGGACGTAGGCGCGCTTTTGCTCGTCCGTCCAGCCGTCCGCGATCATGACCGGCACCTCGTCGATGCCGATCTTGCGGGCAGCCATCACCCGGCCGTGGCCGGCAATGATCTGGCCCTCGGGGTCCACAAGCACCGGAGTCGTCCAGCCCCATTCCTTGATCGAGGCCGCGATCTGCGCCACTTGCTCGTCGCTGTGCGTGCGAGCGTTTCGCGCATACGGCACGAGCCGGTCAATCGACCAGCGCTCGACCATGTCAGCCGGATTGCCCAAGTGCTACCCCCCTAGTCCAATTTGCCAACGCAAAAAAATGAG